GTGGCATAACAATTTTTAATTCGTTAGAGTATTCATTTTCATATCTGTCAGCAACAGGTAATGTTACACTGACAGCATCCATAGTATTTCTTAAATCTTTATGCGGAAATTCAACAGTAACTTTATTGTAAAATTCGTTTATGCCTTTGCTGTGAATTTGAATAGGACCTATAATGTTACTGTCGTCAAAACTTTTTACACTTGAGCCTGTGCTGTTAGGAATAACTTTATAAGTTCCTGCCTGTAAATCATCTGTAAAAAAACTATGACTTGCAGTAGCTAATAAATTAATGTTTTGGATAGTTGGTAAACTTGTATCTACGACACCATTAATTTCACTTATTTTTATTGTTGACATTGTATTTCCTTAAACATTATCTATATCTTGTATTCTACTTGTAATAACACTATTTGGATCTGTAATTGTATAAACTAATTTTATAGTTTCGTTTTCGTCTGTAGCTGGTGTCATAAGGTAACCACGTATCAAATCATTTGTGTCTGCTTTATTTGCTAAAATAGTAAGTTCTTTTGTAGCAGTTTGGGTTCTAGTGCCACTATAAGTTACAGCTTCATATTCTCTAAATCTACCATAATCACTACCTACTGCATATCCTGGATTTATCAATCCAAAGTAATCTCCATCACCTGATATACATGTTTTTGCATGTTCAGTTGGAGTGCTGTTTGCATCTTCTGCATATACAACATCAAATTCTTTTACAAATGTGCCAGTGTCTTCTTTAAAATAATGTAATACTAATTGATTATTATTAGCAGATGATTGCTGTTCTAACACAACAATTCTTTGGTCAGTTGTGCTGTCTGCTATAACTACATCTTGACTATCGCTTACACTTAGTGTCTCATCAAAACTCCAATTAGTGCCTGATCTACTGTAAATCCTTGCGTCGTCCATTGATGAATCAGTGCCTCTTATTACAACTTTTGTAGCATCTTCATTAAAATCTGCTGCTGTTAGTGTAGTGTCTGATCCATAGTAACTTATAAATTCTTCTTCTAAAGTACCATCTCTATAGATTTTATACAATCCTTTGTTCAAATAAGGAGCAACTGCACTGTATCCAGGATCACTAGGAGTAATTGCAGGTGATATACTATCATAATGCATACCAAATACACTTCTATCATTTGCACCTACTGTGTTAAATCCAACTCTTCTTTGTCCTCGGTCAGTGTAAGTTATTGTATAACTATAACCACTGCCAACAAAAGATTTTTCGTAAGTATCAGTTCCACCTGACGATACTGAACTCCATGTAGAACCTGATCTACTGTAAATGGCATAACCATTGTTTTTTACGATTAATATTTTGCCAGCAGCTGGATTAAATTTTACATTTATTATTTCGTCAGCGCCATCAAATGGTCCAATTTGTGCTTGATCACTCCACGTGGTTCCACTTCTTACTGCAATATTAACATACCAAGGTTCAAAACTTTCATAGTCGTTTTGATATGCAAATGCAACATATAATCCATCATCGCTCATGTCACTGGGTCTAACTCCGCCAGTTGCACTGTTTGCACTAGACTCAACAAATATATCATCATCAACATCTTTTACATTATAATCTGCTGCTGCCCAAGAGTTTTCAAGTGTTAGTGCACCACTTGATCTAGTATATACACGATGAAAGTGTGTGCCAGGTAAAAATACTCTAGTTCCAGTTTCACTTATAACAGGATTACCAGTTCTTAGATCGTTATTCGTTCCGCTGGTGTCTATTTCATTTCTTTGTGTTGCTGTTAATTCGCCCGATGCGACAGCACCTGATAAACTTGTTACTTGACTAGGATCAAAAGGTGTTATAACTGTTGTATAATTTCCACTTACAATTAAATTATTAGGATCAACTTCTGGTGCGCCTTCTATTCTTGTTGCAATATTAGTTGAATATGTATCAGCTGTTGGTTGTGTATTATAAGTGTCATCTGTTGCAACTGCTGAAATAGTAACTTCTTGGTATTCCAAAGAATAATTATCTACAACACTAACTGTAATTACAAATGGCCAGTAATATGCAATAGGTGAATCTATAACATCAAATGTTACAAGTTGTAGTGCTGCATTTACATCACCGCTTATGCCTGATAGTGTTGCAGTTTTTGTAGAAGAATTGTATGCAAAACCTACATCTGGTGTTGGACCTATATATGCAAAATTAAGTAAGATGCTGGGTGTATCAGTTGTAATTGTTACAGTATAAATTACAGGATCGCTACTAATGCTGTTCAATTGTGGAGTAGCAGTTCCAAATGTTTCTGTTGTTCCTGGTATATAATCGACTTCTGTAGTTGTGCCTGGTAGTAGTTGATCAACTATTTGTGTATTTGCTGTTGCTGCCAGCGTTGTGTCAACATATAAATTAGGACTCATACCTACAAATCTTTTTGCTGTAATTGAACTTGTAAATATGTTTGACAAGAATATTAAAGGTATCTCTTCACCAACTGTCCATGATACAGTTTGCACTCCGCTTGCGTCATTGTATACGATACTAGCAGTGTATTGCATTGAACCTATAAATGTAACTGGTAAAGTTATTGTTGGTGCTGCTACAGTATTCCAATCAGCTACACTATTAATATAACTTATTCTATACACACCTGCACTAACAACAGTAACAGTCATTCCACTAGGAACAGTACTCCAACTTACTGTGGCACCACTTACTGAACTAACATCAATTTCATAATATGCTCTGGCAGCGGCTGGTTGAATTACTTCTTCAATATCTATTTTTCTTTGCACTGCAAAAGTTAAAACATTGCCAAGTTCTGCAGCAATATCTCTTGCACTAGGCCAAGTAAATTTAACATCTGGAGTTCTATTATCTGTAAATGATAATGTTTGATTAGTAAATGTTGTTAATTCTGATAATGTTGCCATTACGACACCTCCAAATCTAAGGACCTTATACCTGCTCCGTAACGTGTGCTAGTGCAATAATCATTTAACACATCACCGGAATCTTTTAGCGTATTGCTGACTCTAAATTGTAAATTTTTTAAATCTCTTACACCGTTACTTGCACTGTAATTTATTTTGACTAAAACAAAATTCAAATCGTTCATCATGTCTGTAGATGACCAGGTAGGAAATAAGTTATATGCGTATGTGCTGTTAGCACCAAATTCTGTTGTAAAACCTGTTGGTGATTCGCTGTTGCCATTGAATGGATATATCTTTATAATATTGTTAAATCTAGTTGTTGAATTACCAAAATTATCAAAAGCTAAATTTACATTGTAACCTGTGTTATCAAACGCAAGTCTACAGCTTTCATAATATGCTTCTTTAAAACTAAAAACACTAGGAGTGCCATTAATATGATTGCCTGTTTTTTCACTTAGTGTTACGCAATACCACATTGTTAAATTATCAGGTGTTAGATATGCATCTGTTACTATACCACTTACATATGTTTCGCCATAGACGACAGGTATGTGTGCATTTGCATCTGGATTTAAAGTAATGGCTTGTCCTGGATTAGGCGTTTTACTAGCTTCAGCTGAATTATTTAGGCTTATAAATTTATTAAGAAATTCATTATCAATATTAGTTATAACGCTTCTAGCAACTGTTGAACTAATACTGTCTTGTCCTAAAAATTCTGTTAATCCTTTTTGTAGTCCTGTTATTGCATTAATAAAACTCATTTAAAAAATCCTTTCAATATTTCAATTATTGTCGGAACGCTTTCAAATCCATCAGTCCTAGGTTTTCCAAAATCAAAACTTTGATTTACTAATCCTGGTGTTCTATTAAAACTAGTATCAGTAGGAAAATATGCTTGCATACTAGTTGGATTAGTGCGTCTAGCATTTCTCACAACATCAAAATATTTTAAGAAACTGTTACAATCAATATTCAAAGATACTGTTTGGTCTTTGCCATAATAATCATAAGTTTCATCAATACCAAAACTATTTACATAACCAAAAAATCTACCCTGTAGTAGACCTATTTGTGTTCCTGTAGTAGAATCAAAAAATCCTCTATAAATTTTTACAACACTACCTTTTAAATTTGAATGTATTATACTACCTATTTCTGTGTTAGGTATACCACTTAATCTAAAACTTAATTCGTTGCTGTTACCTCTTAGCCCCGAAGTTGTGCTAGTCATATTCAATAATTTACCTACAGGTGTAAAAGTTAAGTCACCCACATCATCAAAATTTATTGTTATTTCTTCAAGATGGTCAGTAAATGTCAAAGTGGTATTATTAAAACTTCCAGTTGGAGTTGAACGATATTCATCTATTTCCCACCTTATAAAAAAACTACTTCTAACACTAGTATAACTATCTAAATTAATTTGCGCCATTAAACAATGTCCTCAACAAATACAAAGGCGCCATTCCAACTTACTTGATCTCTTGCAAAAATATTCCATTGTGGAAATTGAACACAAATTAAATTATAACTGTCATTTGTGCCAGGATCTACATCGCCATAATACCAAGGAAATAAACTGTATTTTATTTCTATACCAGTTTCTCCTGTGTGCCTGTCAAGTGCTTCTATTGCTGCAATATTAGTTCTTATATCGCTCCATCTAGGACCATCAGGTAATTTTACTGTAAATATTTTCGGTGTGCTAGCATTTCTAATTACTGCACGATAGGTTCCATCTCGTGATGTTGTGCTGCCCACTGTATTTAAATTGTTAATTGACAATTGTTCTGCGTTGTCAAATACCCATTGAAAACTCATAGTCTTCTCCTTGCTGGCGATCTGCCTTGTCCTACTGTGGCCACTGCGTGAATAAATGCAGGATCACTTGCTACTAGATCTCTAAAACTTCTAGCATCTACTGCGTTAATATTATAGGTAACCTGCTGTTGTCCTCCTGCTGCACCTAATGGTGTAATAGTAGCTGGACCACTTACAAGTTCCGGACCACGTTCACCTACAATACCAAATTGTCCACTAGGTATCAATCCGCCATTTGCAAAGAAGCCTGCAAATTTTTCTTGTAGACCTCCAATTAATCCTGTTGCACCTATTTGATTTGCAAAATCACCAACATTAGTTTTTAGATTGTTGAATCTACTTTGCACTGAGTCTGCTACTGCACCTACTCTATCACCTACTTCTGCACTCAATGAGCTAACTTGACTTTTAATGTTTGATATAGATAAACCAGTTAGATCTTCAAATTTAGTGCCGATTACATTTGCAACATTTGTAAAACTACTAATAACTGAGCTAACTGTGTCTGCAATTTTACTAACCATGCCTCCGGTCATTTCATCAAAACTGCCTAACACACCTTTGGCCATATCAGGAACAATTGAGTTACCAACTACTTCGTTATACATATCGCCAAACCAACCTGTAACGCCATCATATGCATCTTTGGTTGATCCAACTATACCGTCTTTCATTTCACTAAACTTGTTGCCAACTGCACCTGTTATTTCTGAAACTTTAGCTTGTATATTGCCCAAGCTTTCTACAAATCCTGTGATATAATCTACTACAGTTTGAACAATGTCGCCCACTGATGTGATAGCTGCTACTAATCCATCTGCTAGCAGTGTTATTAATGGTGCTAGTATGTCTGCAACTTTGCCTAGAATGTCAAACAGTAGACCTAAAACAGGAACAATTATTTCTGTGAATATTGTGCCAATTACATCTAGTGCAGGTTTCATTCTATCAAATGCTGCTTTTACACCATCAATAAATCCTGGCAATACTGCAAGCGCACCTTCTGCTAGTTCTACTAGGATAGGTAATAGTGCTGAAGTTATTTCTGTTCCTAGTCTGCCTGCTACTTCACCTAAGCGTCCCATTGTGTCACCAAATGCTTCTGCTTGATTTGCAGCGTCTAAACTTACTATGTTTGAATTTGCAGCAACGTCAGCAAGTGCATCACCTACACTTACGCCTTTGTCTGCGAGGTCTTGCATACCACCAAGTATCTTAGGACCAACCATTTCACCTAGCGCACCTTGTGCCTCTACAACTGTGAGTGTGCCATCTGCTAGTGCTGATGATACTGCTTCAAACAGTTGTGGAAACTCCAACAAGTCACCATTTGTGTCTAGTATTGAACTGCCTAGTTTTTCAAATGCTGCTACAGCAGGACCTTTGCCCTCGTCTGCTGCTTTTTGCAAGCGTGTGGTCATGTTGCGGAAAGCTCTGTCAGTTTCTGAAGCTGATATGCCCATTTCTGCAAGTAGGTTTGACGCTGTTTGGAAGCCTGCAAATTCTTCTTGTGTTGCTGCTCCTACGTTTCTAGCTGCTTTGGCTAGGTCATCCATTTCAGTAATTTGTTTGCCTATGCCTTCAATTGCTGCCATGCCACCTAGTGCTGCACCTGCTGCTACAGCTAATGGACCAAGTCTTGCAATTCCTGCGCCTAAACTTGCAATTGATCCTTTGCTTTTAGCAATGCCCTTTTCAGCGCCTTTAGTATCTACTTCTAGTATATAACGGTCTCTAATAGTTGCCATTATTTTAAGCCCCTCAATTTAACTCTTGCAAAGTCTATTGTAGGATCAGTCATGCCTTCTGGTGCTTGAGTGCTCCATCCTTTGTTGAGTCTGTTTGCGTATGCGTAATTGCCTTGAATTTCACCTCTTTTTAAATCAGTTGAACGTTTGGCATTACCTGTTCTAATCGGAGTTTGTTTAACAAATTCGTCATGCATGTCACCTGGTAAATCACGCAAGAATTTTTGTATTTGTTTCATCCTTGGGTCTATTTTGTTAGGTCCTACTCGACGCATTGCGCACTCTCTCTAATTGTTTTAACATGTCATCTTGTGTGAGTCCATGTGTATTATTCTGTTTTGGATTCTTTTGAATCCATGCTTCGTAGCCAACTCCAAATTCAGCACACTGTAGATCTAATGTATCTCCCCTTGCTGCAAGATCACTTGGTAAAACACCGTATCTACGTGCTGTAAAATCCAGCGTTATCCATGCAGTGACTTCCGCTGTTAAGCTGCGGTAGTCTGGGGTTGTGCGTTTCCCAATTCATGTATCGCTGCTTCTAGAATAGGAATCATAATATCTATAGGCAGGATTTCACCATCATTAAGCACAGGTAAGCCCTGTTCGTCCATGATGATTGTTTTTACTATTTCAAAAATTTCTGCGTGATCATCTTTAATCTGTGCTAACTGTAAATAAGTTGGAACTGATTGACGATCATACATCCAAAATTCTACAGGCTCACCATATGCTTCTACAATGGTGGGATTATCAACAGTAATTTTTTTGAGTTTGGGTTTGCGAGCTAGTTCTTTAATATTCATTTTATCTGGTCTCTTTCTATCAATTTGTTTGCTAAAACTACAAGGAAGTTCATTCTGCTTTGTGCTTTTTTTACGTCACGTTGAGCACATGATATTTCGTTGTTTGCTTTTGCTACTTCTGCAATTATACTCTGCAAGAGTTCGGTATTACTTTTTGTGTCCAGTATATCTGACATCTATCTATCCTTCATTAGTATTTATACAGAGGTCAAAAAAGGGCGCACGAAACGCCCTTTTTCTAGATATGTTTAGGCTACTGTGTAGTCGCCATCAACGGTTATTGTTATAGGTGATACCCAAACAGGTGCATCTGCACTAACTGTTGGAGCAAGACCTGTAATATAACCCACACCTGATATTGTTTTTCCATTAGTACCATCGTCGTTGTCACCTAAGTATAGGCTAAATTCAACTTTGGACTTGGCTGTGCTCATACCAAAAACACCTTTACCTGAGGCAGTTGTAGTTGCTGATACACCATCACCAAAGAAAACTGTTCCATCAACTACCAAGTTCATTGCTAATGAGTTGGTTGCTGTTGTTGCAATTTGCTGTTTGGATCCGGAATCTAACTGCGTCCATGTAAAGACATCGTTGGCTGCATTCACAGTAACATCCTGAAGTGCAGGAATGTTAAGGCTGTCATTAGTTGTGTCCGCTTCTATCTCTAGTGCTAGAGTAGCTTGGACACCTGCGACACCCGGTGCTGGATAAATGTATGCCATGTTGCTTTTCCTTTATGCTATTGTTGTTAATCGATATTCCAACTCTGTTACCAACAAATCACCAACATATTCAGTTGAGACGAGACATTCTCTTTGCGCTGAACCTGCTGAGTCTACTGTGTCTTTCAACTGTCGTAAACTTTGAATTGTTGATTCCAATCGAGTTGGAGGATTTTTTGCGTCAGTAGTGAAGAATACACTAACTGATGTAGTTTCTGTATTGATATTCACACTCCTATCAAGTGTCAATAACAATGGCGAGCTATCTATAGTATCGCGGTCTACAAATAGTGTTCGAGGATTTTTAACGTAACGAGGTGTCCCAGTTTCATCATAGGGCAATTCGTTACTAACGCTAAGACCGTTAACTGCTAGAGCTTGTATTTTGTCTAGTAGCTGTTGTCTCATCTACGTCTCCTCAAATTAAAGAAGCCTGGATCCTTCTCGTCCGATTGAATAGTTCCATCGTCGTCAAAGTCATACCAGTCTCCTGCAATGATCAATTCACCAAACAGCGCCTCTGCTCTAGTTTGGTAATATCCCATTTTGTTTCTCTCTGAATCAGCATCATCACCAAAGTCTGCAACTTGTGGTAATATGTAATCTGAAAGTGCAGTTGCTACACAAAGTTCTGTGAAGTCATCCTTTCTAGAAAGTATTCTAT